TTGTGAGGCCCGTGCAATTGCTTTCTCAAGAACAATAAACAAGCGACGAACATTAATCCGATCAAAGGCTGATGGTTTGGACAACAGTGTTTTGTCACCAAACATGATAATACCCTGACCTGGGAAGTTAACAACTGGATTAATGCCATTTTTGTAAAGTACATCACGCTCTGCTTGTTTTGGATTCCAAGCCAATTTTACGATGTTGCGAATTTGACCTCGGTTAAAACCAGCAGGTGAGAACCAAGCATCACGTTCGTCATCTGTACGAGCACAAAGACCACCGATGTCTCCATTCAAAGGAATCCAACGATAGATGTCATTGTACTTATCATACATGTATTTGTAACCAGAATCCATCACAGCATATGATGTTGACCGAACAGCATTACGGAACTGAACAATATCATCTTCGATATCAAGTGCATTATTCACCACATCTTCACGCGGAGGTGAAAGCAACACAATGCAATCCTTACGGAATTCAGCAATATTATCGATGATATAATTAGAAACTTGTTCACCGTAGTTACCACCGCGAGCCTTACCAGCAAGAATCAATGAAATATCAAAGTCCTCAGGGGATTTGAATTGATTATACGCCAGCATGACAGACGAAGGTGGGATTGCATCTTCAGCAGATGTATCAGCACCTTGATCAAACGACACTTCAAATGGAAGATCATTTGATGAACTCTCCAACAGTTGTGCGGTTGCAGATTCAGCACCTGCCCGATCATTTGCAAACCAGACAAAACTAGAACCAGAATTAATCACGTCGGCATAGTAGTTGCTACCGCCATCTTCGTTTTTAGCATCTGTTGCTCTTGAAAGCGCTTCAAACACCTCGAGAATTGTACCAGGTACGCCTGTAATTTTGCCATCTTCGTCTGAAACAACTACGTGCAATTCATCCTGTGCAGATGTATTACCTTGTTCAGACTGATATGTTGATTGACCTGGCGCCAAATCAACAAGATTCGCATGCTTCCACCGACGTTCAATTGAAGATGAAGAAACATTTGCAGCAAGTGTCAGACGATCTTCAAAACTGATAATGAATACTGATTCACCATCTGGACTACCTGGCACCTGAGCAGGTGATGTAACGTTAGTCACTTCAAGAAATTGATAACCAATTGAAGAGTTACCAGCACGAACGACGTCACCTTCTTGAAGTGAATTGACAGCAGAGTTTGCAGCTTCAAGTGACACATCAGCGTTTGCAGCATCATGTGAGATGCTTACAGTTGCCGTATTCGAACCAACCAAAAATGAGATCGATTCATCAATTGTATTGGCTTCCAATGCAGTCAAGTCAATGATTTGTTGAAATGCATCTGCACTGTCACAAACAGAAATTTTCAGTGAGTTACCAAGTTCACCTGGATATTTTGCAACCCACTCAATTCCCGATGGGAAAGAAGCAATTGTATCATAATAATCTTCGTTTTTTACCACTGATTGATCGAGTTCAGTATTACTAACAGACTGAGTACTAGCACCAGCATTATATGACCGGCCTTCCTCATAGGCACGACTCACATACAAACTGTTAGAATATGCAAGGAAACTTGCTGCTGTAAAAAATGTTTCGGCGTTATCAGAGGTTGGTCGACCATATTTTGCGACCAACTCGTCCTCGGTGGTAACCAAAGTTGCTTTTTCAACCGGACCCCAACGGAAAACACCACCGATAGCTGCATCAGTGGTCGAGACCGAGGGAATAACAGTTGTCAAATCAATTTCTTGTACCTGAACGCCTGGGCTTAATTGAAAAGACATATTTTTATCTCCCGTGAATGATTTACCATATATTACAATTCAATATGGTTATTTATAAATTTGCTGTTTTTATCAATGGGGATCATCAAATAGAAAGGAATCACCTTTTGAAGATCGGATGGTAGTTTCATCCTCATAATGATCATGGCCCGTATCTAGGATACCAAAGGGAGTCAATTGTTCCATGATTTGATCTTCATTGTAATCACGAAGTCCTGCTATGGTATTTATATCTGTCAAATCTTTAAAAAATGTCTGATTCGATACCCAAGCAAATAATACTAAACACATTACCAAATCATCATGGCAACCGGGTTCAGCCTCCCAACTATTTCCTTTCTTACTAAATGTTGATAATTCTTTGACGGTATCAAAATCATGAAGTATTAACTGATTCTGTTCAATCAAGAGTTTTAATACTGAACAACCATTTGCTTTGACTGTTTTGGTTGTTCGAACGCCCTTATCACCTTTTGAACTGAAGCCGGCAGTCAATCGTTTACCAGCACGACCAGAACTCTCAGTAAATAACAAATTCTCGTATTCATAATCTTCAAATAATGTACTTGATACCTGCTCACCAATATCGTTTACCTCAACTAAAACCTGTGCATTATTATAGTGTTTTGCAATTGAATGAATAATATTTGCATAATCGATTGGTGTGATCATATTATCACGAAAGACACAAACTTGTTCATACGGCATATTTGTCACATCAATTACTTGAAATGCTGAATAATCCAATCCCTTACCGCGCGATACATCAACTACAATCACGTAAGAGCGATTTTCCTGTGGTTGAGTATATAATGACAAACCTTGATTCGAACTGATTGGCTCATCGTATGTGAGCTGTTTGAGTTTCCAACCTGCGATGAGTGTTCCAGAACTACCTTGGAACTCGCACATCATCTCTTGCTCGAACTGTTCCTGATCAAAGTCAATGGACGCAAGATATTCTTCTTTCCACTTTTCATCACGACCTGGAACATCATCCCATTTCACTTCAACAAATTGATAGCCGTTTTTACCTTCTCGTGCGCCTTTACAAGTTTTGTAAAAGTGATTCAAACCATTCGGCGTTGATGTAAATAAGACCTTCGTGGTTTTACCTGACACAATTGTGGGCATCACGGAAGATGAGAACTCTTCCCAGTTTTCAACGAATGCTGTTTCGTCAATATACAACATTGCAACTGACTTACCACGAATGGCTGAAGATGATGTTGCAGCAGCAACAATCTTCGATCCGTTTTCAAACTCAACACTTCCTTTATTCCACTCAACAACACCTTGCTGTAACCACTTAGGTAAATGCTCATACGCAGTTTGAATACGATCAAGAATTTCTCGTGCTGAATCGCCTTTGTTTGCAAGAAGTGCAACAAGTTTATGAGGATTGAAGAGTATATAGTGAAGAATCACACAAACAGCTGTTGTTGTTTTACCTGCCTGTCGTGAGGTCACTACACAAGTACGACGATGGTTTGTTACTTTTTCTACGATTTCTTTTTGATAATCGTACATGGAAATAGGAATCAAACCATGATCAAAAGGGAAAATCTGTATGTATTTTTCTGCAAAGTATATCGGATCACGAGCACACTTTGCATACTCCTGAATCATTTCAGGTGTCCATTCAATATCGACACCCGAGCGTTTTAACTGATTATTACCGAGGTAGGACTTATAATCTACAATATCATCAATCATCTTCATTTGACTTTTGTATTAACTCAAGTATGTCCTTTGTTGATCCGACGAAAAGGTTATTATTAACTGTAGATGATTGTTCTTCTTTTTTAGTACTAATTTTATTTTTCTTTTCGTGCATATCCAAAAGGTCTTTATTTGTTTCGACCATCTGACGAATCATGTTTGACAATACTTCATACGCACGAGGGTGTTGTGACTGATCAGCAATCGACATCATCTGATCAATTGCAGTCGAACCACTTGAAATCAAATCATATAAATTTTCACGAACATATTTCAGATCTGCATCGACCTGTTGATCTGTTTCAACTTGTTTGTTTTCGTGATACTGAATCGGAAGATTGCCACCATTTGACTTATCATCAAGCGGTTCCAGGTTCAGAATTTCACTCATTTTATCCTTACTCATAACTCTTCAGTCTGTGTAATGAAACCAAAATTATCGGTCGATGAAATTTGATCACGATCTACTGAGTTGTTTGCATCTGATGTTGGATTGTCATTTGCATCCAAACCGGGTGTTACTGTGACACGAGTATCACCATCTGCAACACCAACCGCCGCGTCAATTGTTTCAAAGTCATTCACATCAAAGAATGTGGTATTCGCAAGATTAATCACACCTTGACGTTTTGTAGGTCCAAAGAAATAACCTTTCATCGTAAAAGAGAGTGTCCAAAT